GGTATCAATGGGCGTGACACCGCCTACTAAAACAAGCCTCACAACAGGCAAAGAGACTTACGCGTTTGCAAAGAACGATGAAGGGTTTAAAGCACTGTTGGAACACGATGATCCGCGTGTACAGGCACTTGTTACTGCGCGTTTGGGTACGAAGAGTACGTTAGAAGAATCACGTACTGAGAGGTTTATAGGTATTGCTAAACGTGGATTAATACCTATCCCTGTGAGGTACTACGCGGCGCACACTGGTAGGTGGGGTGGCGATGACAAAATTAATATACAGAATCTACCCAGTCGTGGAGTCAATGGTAAGAAGTTGAAGTCCAGTATCATTGCGCCAGTAGGTTACACACTAGTTGATTGTGATTCATCACAGATCGAGGCGCGTGTGCTTGCATGGTTGGCAGGGCAAGACGACCTAGTCCAAGCCTTTGCTAACAACGAAGATGTATATGTCAAAATGGCATCTAAGATATACAACGTCAAAGAGGAAGACGTTACCAAGGAACAGAGGTTTGTAGGTAAGAGTACGATACTCGGTGCAGGTTATGGTATGGGTGCTGTACGCTTTGCTGAGCAATTGAAGTCCTTTGGTACTACTATATCTGTAGATGAAGCACGTAGGATTATATCTATCTATAGAGAATCTAATTGGAGAATAGCTCAATTCTGGCGTGAGTGTCAGAACATGTTAGTGAATATGTCCCGAGGGGATACAGGTGCAGTAGGCACAAACAACCTACTTACCTACGGCAATAACTCTATAAAGTTGCCAAGTGGTCTGCGTATGCGGTATGGTGACTTAGATTATGAACAAGGCGAACGCGGTTTAGAGTTTAGTTATATGACTAGGCGTGGTCGCACAAGAATCTACGGTGGTAAGGTTACAGAGAATGTATGCCAAGCCATTGCTAGGTGCATCATGGGTGAACAGATGTTGGCAATAGCCAAACGGTACAAGCCTGTACTTACAGTGCATGATTCCGTTGTATGCTGTGTACCTGATGATGAGTTAGACGAGGCTAGACAATACATAGAAGATTGCATGAGCACAACACCATCTTGGGCAGAGGGTATGCCTATTACATGTGAGTCTGGCATTGGTAAATCTTATGGAGACTGTGAATAATGGCTAAAAAAGATATTGAAGAAGCTATCAAAGAAGTACACGACGCGGCAGACAAAGCTATTGACGAGGTTCAAGAGGAGATTCAAGAAACTCGTATGGAAGTTATGGCGTGGCTAAAGCAAACTCGCTCCTTTACTTACGCTGAGTTGTTAGCAGTTACAGTGGGTGTAGTAGCGATTGTACTCGCGGCAGTAGGTGCGTAATGAGCATTGCACCGTGGTCATTCAGCAAAATAAAATCCTTTGAACAATGCCCTAAAAAGTTTTATCATCTAAAGGTAGCTAAGGATTACAAAGAGCCTGAAACTGAGGCTATGTTGTATGGGACGGCGGTGCATTTAGCCGCTGAAGAGTATGTAAGAGATGGGAAACCGTTACCCCCAGAATACATGTACATAAAAGCCCCAATAGATGCACTATGTGCCAAACAGGGGGAAAAAATCTGCGAATTGGAAATGGGGTTAACGGCAGACCTAGAACCATGTGGGTTCTTTGACAAGGAATGTTGGTATAGAGGCATAGCTGATTTAGTTATAGTCGATAGGGAAAACAAACTGGCTTGGGTCATTGACTACAAGACAGGAAAGAATACTAGGTATGCAGACAAGGGTCAGTTAGAACTAATGGCATTGTGTGTATTCAAACATTTTCCCGAGGTTGAGACTGTAAGAGGGGGGCTTTTGTTTGTTGTGTGTAACGAGTTAATAAAAGATACTTACAAGTCGAGCTCCGCTGGTAAGATGTGGGAAAAGTGGTTATCAGACTACAAACGTATGGAAATAGCGTACACTAATGATGTATGGAATGCCCACCAAAGTGGGTTATGTAAACGACATTGCATTGTTACAGAATGCGTGCATAATGGTAGACACTGATGAGAAAGAAACGTAAAAAACAAGTTAATGCTCCTGTTGGCAGTGAAACCTTTGAAAGAAGAATGGAACGCCAACGTGCTAGGCGTGCGTTTGATAAGAAACATGGTAAGTCCGCACGCAAAGGTAAAGATATAAGCCACAATAAGATGTTAAAGAATGGTGGCAGTAATAAAGATGGTTACAAATTAGAAAGTCCTAGCAAGAATCGTGCTAGGAATGGGCATAAGCCTAAAAAGTAATATGCTTGGTCGTGTGTAGACGCTTAGCTTGATGCGTCTTTAAACAACGTGGTTCGTTCCTCCTCCTTTGCGGTGCTTTATAACCACAAAAATCGAGTTAGCTTTGGGTTCCGATTAAAGTCCCACATAGCAGACCTAGCCCCATCTGTAGCGACATAGGGGCTAATTTTATCGTAAACGGACACCGTTTTACGAGGTTAACTAATGGAGAATAATAATTGAAGATTGTAGATAACAGGGCATTACTACTTAACTTACGTACCCCCGGGCGGGTAACGAGTTGTATACCAAAGAGTAAGATGTTATCAGAACATGAAGTTCTGGTTAACTGGGGGATTGATGAGATGCAAGTGTTACGTAACCTTGGCATCAATGCACCATCACCAATAGAGGGTAGGTATGAATGGACAGGCAGATACGACCCATACGACCACCAAAAAAGCACAGCAAGTTTTCTCACCATAAATAAAAAAGCATTTTGTTTTAACGAACAGGGCACAGGCAAGACAGCCAGTGCTATCTGGGCATCAGACTACTTACTACAACAAGACAAGATAAATAGGGTGTTAGTTATATGCCCTTTATCTATCATGGAATCAGCATGGCGTAACGATTTATTTAATTTTGCTATGCACCGCAAGGTAGATGTAGCGTATGGCTCAAAAAAGAAGCGCAAAGAAATAATAGAAGGTGACGCTGAGTACGTGATAATAAATTATGACGGCGTGGAGATTGTACAAGATGCTGTTGCAGGTGGTGGGTTTGACCTAATTATTGTTGATGAAGCTACACACTATAAGAACGTACAGACTAAGCGTTGGAAAACTTTACACAAGTTAGTAGGTAAAGATACTTGGTTGTGGATGATGACAGGTACACCTGCGGCACAGAGTCCCACCGATGCGTATGGTATAGCCAAACTTGTTAATCCTGCGGGTGTGCCCAGATTTTTTGGTTCTTTCCGAGATCTAGTCATGCAGAAGGTAACTAACTTTAAATGGATACCTAAAGACACCGCAACAAATACGGTGCATCGAGTCTTACAACCCGCCATACGCTACACAAAAGAAGAATGTTTAGACTTACCGCCGATGATGTATGTAAAGCGTGAAGTCGATATGACACCACAACAAAAGAAATACTATAAAGAGTTGAAGAGTAAGATGATTATGCAAGCGGCAGGGGAACAGATCACTGCGGCAAATGCGGCTGTTAACATGAACAAGTTGTTACAAATATCTTCTGGTGCTGTATATACCGATACTGGTGATTCTTTGGAGTTTGATATAACCAAACGTTATAAGGTGTTAAGAGAAGTTATTGATGAGTCTAGTAAAAAAGTATTAGTGTTTGTACCCTTCAAACACACTATAGACTTACTGACTGAGAAGTTAAGGAAAGATGGTATAACCACTGAGATCATACGTGGTGATGTTAGCGCACCTAAACGTACTGACATATTTAAACGCTTCCAAGAACAAGACGACCCCAAAGTTTTAGTAATCCAACCACAGTCTGCGGCACACGGTGTAACACTTACAGCGGCAAACACTGTGGTGTGGTGGTCGCCCACTAGTTCGTTAGAAACGTACGCGCAAGCGAATGCTAGGGTGCACAGATCGGGACAGGATCAAAAGTGTACAGTAGTGCACCTACAAGGATCGTATGCAGAGAAACGCGTTTATACCTTATTAGATAATAGAATAGACGTTCATACGAAAATGATAGACTTGTATAAAGAAATACTTGACTGAGCCACTTCTTTACGTTATGTTGGTTGTCCCTTTAGTTAAGGAGCGTAAGATGAGTGAAGAAAAACTGACTGCTGAGAAGCTAACAGCTGTTTATTTGAAGATAAAAGATAAACGTAGTGAGTTATCAGCGGAGTTCAAAGAGAAAGATGCTGAGTTATCCGACCAGTTAGATAAGGTAAAGCGTGCTTTACTGGACTACTGTGAAGATCAAGGTGTCGATAGTGTAAAGACTTCAGCGGGTTTGTTTTATAGGTCGGCTAGAACACGTTACTGGACAAGTGATTGGGCTTCAATGCATGAGTTCATACTTGAGAATGGAGTACCAGAGTTGCTAGATAAACGTGTCAACCAATCAAACATGAAGCAATACCTTGAAGAAAACCCAGACCAAGTACCAAAAGGTCTGAACGTAGATTCTGAATATATTGTTTCAGTGAGGAGAAAATAATGGCAGATAAGTATGTACCTGCGGAAGAAGTGGCAGATGTATTTAGTATGACTGTACACGCTGTACGTGGGTGGAGGCGTAAAGGTACTATACCTGACTCGCTATTTATTAAAGTTGGTGGACATTACAGGTATGACTTGGAAGGTATCGTAGGACACTTTCGTGGAGTTACTGCCGATGAAGCCGACAAACGTAGTGAAGAAGTAAAGGAAGACACTAGAACTCCCCTTGAAAAGCTACAGTCTTATTCATTAACAGGTAAGAGTGAGGAACTTAAAGCACAGCTTACCGAAATGGATTTTGCAGCAGACGAGGACTTTTAGTGAGAAGGCTAAGCATACGCGGTGGTCAGTTTACACTTATGGATGATGGTGAGCATAAAATCTTACCTAACGATAGTGTGAACGTAATCATTGTGAATGCCGCGCCTGTATCAAGATCATATTTTGGTAATCAGTTTGACCCTAATAAGTCTACTGCACCAGTATGTTGGTCTGATGATACGCAAAGACCGTCACGCAATGTACCACAGGATAACGTGCAATCAGGTAGGTGTATGGATTGTACACAAAACGTACGTGGTTCTGGTGAGAATGGTGGTCGGGCTTGTCGGTTTCAACAACGGCTAGCTGTTGTATTTGAGGGAAACCTCGAAGAAGTGTATCAGTTGCAAATCCCTGCTAGTACAATTTTTGGTAGGGTTAAGAATGGTAATATGGGTATGCAAGAGTATGCTCGCCATTTGTCTGCACATGATACACAAGTGATTGCTGTCGTAACGAATATCTATTTCGATAGAGACAGTGTTGTACCTAAACTTTACTTCAAACCTGTACGCCCTGTAGATTCAAAGACAGGAATAAAGGTGGCTGAGATGGTAACACATGAGGACACAAAGGCGGCTATAAGTTCTATAGTACCTGTGTCTGGTGAGACCGCTTCACCTTTCTCTGTTGTTGAGGGTGGGTTTGAGTTAAATGCGAACTAATGAAGGTAATTAATTATGGCTAATCAAAATAGCACTTTTGTAATAAAGAACGTTGAGGCTCTTTGGCCTCGTATTAACAAACCATATCGCTTTGACAATGCAGAGAACCGCACTGTTCCTTGTGATCCTTTTGAAGATAACGCTAAGTACGAGATTAAGTTTCGTATGACAAAAGACCAAGCTAAAGAGTTGTACTTGGAAATGTGTAAAGCGTATGAAGATAAGAAAGAAAAAGGGTGGCCTGACAAAGTTGATATGCCATTCACCAAAGACGATGACGGCATGTATGTTTATAAAGCCGCATTGAAAGGTGCGTATGGCAAAGAGGCTACACTAAAGCCTGTACAATATGACTCTAAAGGCGTTAAACTACCTGACGATTTCATGTTGACCACTGGAAGCACTGTAAACGTAGCTGTCGTGTTTGTCCCATACAACATGCGTGAAGCAGGTATATCATTACGCTTACGTGCTGTACAGGTTATCAAGTATGTACCGATGGAATCATCATCTCCATTCGGTGCCGTTGAAGGTGGCTTTGAGTTTAAAGCCGAGGACGACAATCCTTTTGAAGTTGTAGAAGCTAAGCCTACCACCAATGTTATTGAGGGTGAGTTTGGTGATACACCTGAGCCTAAAAAAGTTAGCAAAAAGACTACACCAAAACCAAAAAAGTCTGACGCTGACATCGCGGCAATCGTAGACGACTGGGACGACTAGTCCCACAACAATAGCTAGCTTTTGCGAAAAGGGGGCAACCGCCCCCCTGCTATCTTCACCCTCGGAATTAGGAATGTATTATGGATGCAGAAGTATTTTTGCGGCACGTCACAGGGGACGACGGATACTACTGTTTATTTGCGGTTAAATTAGGACAAAACGATAGACCACAAACGTTTCATACAAACTATGACTCGTTATTACAAGAAGCACGTAAGTTAGATGCTCGTGGGTACAGCCCATACTTTGCACTAGCTACGTTTAAAGAGAGTGGTACTCGTGTAGCCGACAACGTAAAACAGTTAAAGTCTTTCTTTATGGACATCGACTGCGGGGAAGGCAGAGATTATCCAACCAAACAAGAAGGACTCCAAGCCCTACAGAGATTTTGTAAGAAGGTTGAATTACCTAGACCGCTACTAGTTGACTCTGGCAGAGGAGTACATTGTTACTGGCCTTTGTCTAAACCTGTTAGCAAGGATGATTGGAAGCCTGTAGCGGATCACTTAAAACAGTTGTGTAAGAATCATGGGTTTACTATTGATGCGTCAGTAACTGCCGATGCGGCTCGTGTACTGCGTATACCCACTACGCACAACCATAAGACTGAACCACCGACAGAAGTAACATTCTTTAGTGAGCATGTGCCAGAGTATGTAACACTGGAAGAGTTCGCTAAACGTATCGGTGCAGATCTAACCCCCAAACAACAACCTGCAGATCAACCCGCCAATGCTATGATGGAAGCGTTGATGGGTAACAAGCAGTTTAAATTTAAAGATATTATCACTAGAGAATCTAGCTGTGCGCAGTTGGTTGACATAGTAACAAAGCAAGACGAGTGTAGTGAGCCTTTGTGGAGGGCTGGACTATCTATAGCTAAATTCTGTTCTGATGGGCAGAAAGCAGCACACGTTATGTCTAAGAACCACCCAGAGTATTCGGCAGAAGAAACTCAAGATAAGTTCGATAAGATTAAAGGCCCATACTTGTGCCACCACTTTGATGAGTTCAAGCCTGACGTATGTACAGAATGCCCACATTGGGGAAAGATTAAATCTCCAATATCTTTGGGGGGCAGTGTGCGTGAGGCTACCGAAGAAGATAACGTAGTAGAAGTACCTGCTCTTGACCTACCAAATACACCTACCACTACGTACGTAATACCTACATACCCTAAACCGTACTTCAGGGGTGCTAACAATGGTGGAGTGTATATACGCACTACTAATGACGATGGTGAACCAGACGAAGAACTCATATACCACAACGACATTTATATCGTGAATCGTATTGTAGATGTTGAACTTGGTGAAGTTGTGGTAATACGTTTACACCTACCACAGGACGGAGTGAGGGAGTTTTCGGTTCCGCTTACAGCAATAACTTCAAGAGAAGAATTTAGAAAACAAATGTCCATGCAAGGCGTGGCAGTAACAAAGATGGATAAACTTATGACTTATATGACTACTTGGATCAACGAGTTACAAGCTACTACAAAAGCTGACTTGGCTCGTACCCAGTTTGGTTGGACTGATGATACACATTCGGCATTTGTTATAGGCAACCAAGAAGTAACAGCTAATGGTGTAAAACATAATCCTCCGTCAAAAGCTACGGCAGGTTTGATGAAAGCATTTACGCCTAAAGGTTCGTTGGCGCAATGGAAACAAATGGTTAACTTCTATAACCGTGACGGTTTCGAGTTACACCAGTATGTAGTGGCTAGCGCCTTTGGTTCTCCACTTATGTCACTAATGCCCATAGCATGTTCGGGCTTCCACTTGCATAGTAAGGATACTGGGCTAGGTAAAACCACTGCCATGCACGTAGGAGCGTCTGTTTGGGGCAACCCTAAGACTCTGGTGGTAGAAGCAAAGGATACACAGAACTCATTGATGCTACGTGGTGAGGTATACAAGAACTTACCTTATTACATTGATGAGTTGACAAACGCCAAAGGTGAAGAACTATCTGACCTTATATATCAACTATCTAGTGGTAGACAGCGTAACAGGATGACAGGAAGCGCAAACACAGAGAGACATCGGGGTGAGCCTTGGAGTTTGTTAGCTATATCTACAGGTAATACAAGTGTGCTTGAACGCATCAGTGCTTTTAAGAATGCTCCGAAAGCCGAGGCGGCTAGGCTACTAGAAACAAAAGCTGTTAAGTTATTTGACGAGACAAAGACTAAGCATATAACTGATGCGCACCAAGCTAACGCTGTAAGTGTATACGGGCATGCAGGTGTGCCTTACCTACAATATGTCATGCAGAATATGGATAGAGTTAAGTCTTTATTAAAAGAAGTACAGCGCAAGATAGATGAAGGGGCCCAACTTACTGCACAAGATAGGTATTGGTCAGCAGGGGCTACCGCTAATGTGACTGGGTTCTTATTGGCTAGTGAACTTGGCTTTTTGGAGTACGACAAAGAGAAGTACTTTAGATACGTCATACGTTTACTTAAAGAGAATAAGGATATAGCTAGCGACATGATAGCCTCTTCGGCTGATGTGTTGAATGACTTTGTGCACGAGCATTGGGGTAGCATACTAAAAATCAGAAGCACTGATGACTTACGTAAGAGTCAGGGCAATGGTATGGATGATTTAGTTATACCTGAGTCTGACCCACGTGTGCGGTTGGTAGGGCGTTACGAAACTGATGTTAAGAAGTTATACATAATACCTAAAGTATTGAAGTCTTGGTGTGCCAAGCAACAGATAAACTACAGTTCTTTGTTGCAGGATTTTAAGGATAACTATAAAGGTAAGACGTTAAAGATACGTTTAGCCAAAGGCACGCCTTTTCAGATGCCACCATCACACGTGCTGTGTGTAGACTGCTCAAAGGTTGACTTAGAAGAAGATGCTGAAACTTGATGACATAGCACCTGACGGCGTACGGATTGTTGTACGTTGGGATAAGATGGGCGTTGGAGCGTCAGTCTTTGTGCCATGCATCAATGCACGGAAAGCACGAGAACAAGTTAACGTGATATTTAAAAGAAAAGGCTGGAAATATATAGCCAAGACGACAATAGAAAGTAACAAGTTAGGAGTGCGTATATGGCGCACCGCTTAGAGTTTTAGGGTTGGAGTAGCTCTTCCCCTTCGCTACTCCTGTAACTTCCTTAGTCCCTGATGTTCCGAGGCATCAGGGATTTTTTTTAATCCCACTGACTGTACTCTCTTCTACTCTGTTCAAACACTTCTTGGAACAGAGGATTGACTGCCACACCATTGTGCATAGTAGCAGTATTTTTGTAGGAAGCCTGTATTGACTTTCTAATAGATTCGCCACTCAAAGCCGCGTTTGGGTGTCGTTTGTTAAACTCCACTATATCTTTAGTAGCGTCGGTAGCTTCTGACCAGTCGCCCTGTGAAACTGCTCGCCAATATCTTCTAGTCAATTTTTTCCTGCGCTCGAGAACTGCTTTGGATATTTTTTGTTCGGCTGCACTCTGCGCTGTACGGAACGTATACTCTAGTGGGGCAAAACCAAACACCTTTGTAGCTATTTCTCCAACACCGATGTCCTCATAGATAAACTGTCCACCTCTAGTCTTAACACCGTTGTCCATAAAATATCTACCTGCGGTCATAGCGTTACCAAAACCTGCGGGAAGCGCCGCCTCTCCTGCACGCCAATACTCTCCTTCAGTAAAGTCATTCCAAGAACGATAGAATCTCTTAGCTGTGCTAAGCGCAGGGCCACCAATGTAGTATCCTATAGTTTCTTCTAGACTTGGGTCACGCATGAAGCGATTTTCTTGTAGTATTAAATCATTTAGTTTGATACGCGACGCTACGTCTACGCCGGTTAACGTTGATAGAGGCCCTTTGAAGCCCATCTCAGTTACGTACTTACGTAAGATAGTATCGGCATCTTCTTCTTCATCGTCTAAGAAGAAATCCCACACCATAGATATTAGGCCCCAGATAGGTACACCACCAAGTCCCGCAAACAGTAATGAAGATAGGTGTACACCCACAAGCTGTTTAATGGCTATCTTGCGTTGTTCTGGATTACCTTCGTACAACTTATCACCTGCCGCCATACCTGACTTAATCATGGCAGTATTCATAGCTAGCCCATAACTCTTGTACATCAAAGCTACACGAAAAATACCTTCTTTTGCTATAGGAGCAGTTGTTTCTAGTCTAGCGCCACCATTCACTTCTTGCGCTTGATACATGGCTTCTCTAGCAGCCAATGCTCGTCGTTGATCTATATCAGTTGGAACATCTAACTCTTTACCCTCACGTATACTAAAATACTTTCCACCACTCTTAGCTTTCTGAGACATGTTCTGACGTATTAAGTCATAGGAGGCTAGTATCGTAGTCTGTGTGTTAAATCTTTCCGCACCATTAAAGAAGAACGCTGACCAGTGAGCAAACTTATCACGGTCATTTGCTTTCTCATTTACACCTAACTCTATGAGCGTTTTTGATGAGTACAACTTGCCGCGCATGTGCGCTTCTTTGACCATAGGAATAATGCTTTCTAGGTACTCTATACGAGCCTTAGCATCCGCCTTGTCTATGGCATGTTCTTTTATCTTCTTTTTAACGTCTTCTTTTAGGTTGTAGTTGTCATCGTAGTATTCAATGATACTTATTTTAGCTCCAGACACTACACTAGATGCTTGTGTAAACGCATCTATAGTATTAGAAAGCCCATACCGCGCAGATAGGTAGGGTACAGCAAACAGAGGTATTTGAGATAAGTTTACTACCGCTGATGATATGTTGAAACCTAGGGTGTACAAAAAAGCTACTTGGTTAAACTCTTTATACATAGCTTCTTTTGTCTTGTTTTCTGCACCCAGTATGGCGAACCTAGCATGTTTGTTGATAGCCACGTCAGCTATGACCGTAGCTTTCTCGTTACCCAACTCACCGCTTCTTTGTTCTATTTCTCTAGACTTATTACGGATCTCTGCCGCACTTTCTATTTTAGCTGCTTGCGTTGCTAAGCTACGCCCCTTAGTTTCTAAAGCTACACCTGCATCTTGTATATATCCCGGAACATTACCACGTCGTACTAACGATCTGTATACCGTAGTGGATGGTAGCGCGTTTATGTACTGCTTTATTATTTGTTCTTGTACGTCAGAAGTCATACCCGCACCCGCTAGTATTTGTAGTATCTCAGATACATAAGAACCACTAGGCGAGTTATCATAGAATGCTTTTGGCAAATCTCCTTCATACGTTTTTACAGAGTGTACACCTTCCTTGTTGCGTAGTAACTCTGCATACGCGTCTCTTTCTGACACGTTTTCAAACATCTCAAATCCGGGCTCTTCACCAATTACAGTGCCGTTTGCATCTGTAATTTCAAATATATATTTTACGCTGTGGTCGCCCTCACGTACTAGCGGGAAATACTCTTCAATGGTTGCACGCTCAAGCAACTTCTTGGTTAGCATGTCTAGTTGTTTCTGTGCGTTAGCGTCGCCAGACTCTGCTATCTTTTTACCTTCTTGCTTTATGGCTCGTACAACCGCAGCAAACTGATCTTTGTACAACTGCTTTTGCTCAGTGTAATGTTTCTTCAACGCCCTATAGACTTCAGGTTTGTTGTTTCTCAAGTCATCTAGTTGCATTTGCTGTTGGTCATATACGTCTTGCAAGTCGTTGTTCTCTTCGTCTCGCTTGCCTTTGTAAGTGCCTTTAGGAGCAAAAGGGTTTACATCATATATGGTGGCACCATAGTCTTCGTTGTAGATTATGCGGTTGTAAGTGCTAACAGCATCTGTACCCACACGCTTAGCAAATCTTTTATGTTCAGCTACAGCTTTACTAATTGCATCTTGTGCTTTTAGTATCCGCCCTGTTTGGTTTTCTACTAATTCATACAGTTCAGTTACTAAATTACCAAACCCAGTGCCTCTACCTATATCCCCTAACGTGTGCAGGTGTATACCCATAGCAAGACCTCTAAGGCCTTTTTTGCCCATCTTCAAATTCTTCCACCAGTCTTTAAACCCTTTCGCAACTTTAGCTTCTTCGCGTAGTGGGGCTAAGGCTTCATCCATACCTTTCGCCATCAACTTAGGCTCTAGCTCTATAACACCGTCCCACGAATTAGGGCTAGGAGCTAATACTTCTCTAATTGCTCTGTCAGCTTTCGTAAGCCCGGACTCAACAGACTGAAGGGGATCTTTTCTAAACTTGTTAAGGAAGTTTTTAATTATGGCAACAAACTTTTCGTATAGAGATACAGTGCCTTCTTTTAGCGTACCATCTTTCTCTACACGCATTCTGGATAGGATTCTACGCATCTCAGGATTACTAAATACTTCTGCAACAAACTCATACACATCTTCTTTAGCGTACTGCTTATCTAGTGCACCCATCTCTAGCGCTTGTTTGTACATATCTTCTAGCTGTTTTACGACTGGGTCGTCTGGGTTTGTCTTCATGTACACATAGGTAGCAGCGTGCACAGACTCGTGCAGTAAAGTATGTACTGACAATGGTATGTCTTCGTTTATGTATATGACATTACTAAGTGGTTCAAACACACCTTCATTAAACTTACCTTCTGGTGGTGGCCCTACAAACTCATTTATCATGTCGTTGTTTAAGAACATTATTTTTGTGGTGCCAATGTTATTTATGACAGAAGTAACAATGCTTCTTAACTTAGGATCTTTAACCTGTGCGCGTGCGGCTAACAAAGCAGCTTCCATGTTGTTTTCTTTTAGAGCCGACATAACTTTGCCTGATACTTCAACACTAAGTTGGTTACTAACAGTACCGTCGTTTTGGTAGAACTTGTAACCCAACTCTCTTTGTCTAGCGGCTAACTCACTGTATGCGCGGGCATCTTCTACAGTAGCTTCTCTTAAAGCGAACTTAGGCCCTTCATCTTTGTACATCAAGATGATGCCGTCTCTAGTAACTCCTTCGCCCTTTAATTTATCAATTAGCTTAGTTATGGCTTTTTGTTTCTTGGTTAGCTTCTTGTCTTTTACCTGACCTAACTCTTTCTTTCTAGTCTCTACGTTCTTAGTAGCTTGCTTTACCTTCCTAGTATTAGTAACTGCTCGCGCACGTAGCACGTTAAGTTGGTCTATCATTTCGGCTGGGTTGGTGCTCGCCTCAGCGTACTCCCGTGCTCTTTGGAAGTCGTTAGGCTTACTTAAATCTGTCTTAGGATCGTTTATTATCTTATCAAAATTAGCATCTGCGCTAGCCTTAGCTCTATCTGCTTTACTAAGTTTAGTATCCTTAGTTTGTTCCTTGGTAAGAGATGTAACTTCTTTGTCTTTCTGTTTAGCTTTTTCTGCCTTAGCTTTCTTAGCTCGTTTCTTCTCTTGTTCTTGCTTGCGAGCTAACTCCGCTGCTTGCTCTTGTAGTTTACGTTGTTTTCTTTGCTCAGCATCGAGCTTCTGCTTGGCTTTCTTAGCGGACACGGTCTCACGTTTTAGCTCGGCTATCTTAGCGTCTATCTGATTAGCTGTTTCTTTACTAACTATACCCTTTACATAGTTTATGACTTTTTGAGAACTTACTGGGCCGGTTCCTTCAATAAGCTCGTCTACTTTCTTGTAGTCCTCACTTACAGCTACTTCACCTTCTCGTGCTGCATAATTCTCAACCGCTTCTCCTTTTGGTCTTGACACGTTAAACGTCGCATTGACGACTGCATCCATAGGAGTGTCAAATTTATTTAGGTAGGCTATCACCGTATTTTCGTCGTTCAGACGTTGGCGTTCGTTACGGTCTTTAGTTACTTTAGCTACTTCTTTCGTAGGCTCTTTTACAGCAACTCCGTCTAGCGTGACTAGATCCTGATTAAATTTGGTATGTGGGGCTAGAAACTTAGGTGAGTTTTTATAGCGTAACTTCTCGGTACGTTTGTTTAATACTGGGGCAGTTATACCTTTGGTGGCATCGTCTTGAGAGTCTACTAGTTGTTCGCTA